CTCGGATTTGCCTGATACCAGTATTTCCTGTCGTTAGGATCTTGCTGTTCTTCAACCGACCATTCAGCCCAGCCATTGTTTACTCCTTTTCCTCTCAAAGTGTCTTCTCTGAATTTTGTAAAGACAGTTCCGGAAGATATTGGAGTAGGTGGCGTCCCACACATAATCGTCAAAGGATTCTGTGCATCGGATACAACATATTTCAGAGCTGACTGCTGATCATCCTGATATTCCTGGGCTTCATCGATAATGAGAATATCGTATCCTTCACCAAGACCACCTTTTGATGTTCTGGTTCTGAATTCAATGTTTCCATCACCTGTTATTGATATGTGTTCTTTACCGAAAGCTCTGTAAGAAGATGTGATCTCCTTGCCGGCTTTCTGAAGAAGATCATATAACCTTTCCCAAGCAACATGTGTTGTTGTGGTTCTGTGTGCAGTATGCAAAATTCGCAGGCCATTTACCAAACCCCACATCTCTATAATGGTTAGTATTTCGTTCTTGCCGTTTCGTCTCGGCACTGCATATCCGACCTTTGTGTGAACGAACAGATCATCCTTGTTGTAGGCAAGGATTGTCTTAACTAAATTTTCCTGCCATTTCTGAGCAGTACGGCCAGTAGAATTGTACAGATCAATTGCTTCTTTTCCGTATGTCTTCTTAAAAGGCAGGAAATATGACTGTGTAGGGTTTTGATTTCCTAGTTTTGTTTTCAAATCATTTCATCTGAAATGGTTTTGCCGGATCTCTAATGTTATACATTTTTAACTCCTCAAAATATTGATAATCGATTAAAAACATGATATATATTAGTTAGGAGCGGTACCCCCTAACCATAAAGTCCTGGAGGCCATCGCTTTTTTTATATCCTCTCTAGAACTTTATAAAATTCATTACCATCATAAAGAATTAATTTGCTCACAAAAAGAGTTTTGTCTCTTCTAAATAGCTTAATCGCCTGATCAATGACGTCTTCGCTGGTTAAAACTGTCAATCTGGAAGAATCTATGATGAAACAATGCGCTTGTTCTTCGTAATTTTGAAGCGTGTGCAATAACAGGTCTTTACTTTTGACATCAGGATGATACAATCCCAGCGTCTTTAGGTCAAATCGTTCACCATTGTATAAACAATCTGGTGTCTTTATACCTTCTGGGCTAATTACACGAGGATGATACTTCAATATTCCTCCAAACTTATTAACGAATTCGTTCAAAGTTTTCTTCTCATATGGTTCAAGATCCAAAATAACTTTTTTGTTATCTATTATTAATTTTTCCCCGTTTATCCTTAATTCATTGACCACTCCTATTTCAGCTTCTCCTGGTTTAGCGTTTGCGTTCCACTCGTTTGTGGCATCATATACAACATTACCCTGTGATCTTAAAATTCTTTTTTGTATTTCATAAGATTCTGAAATATCTTTATGTTCTTGAATTCTCTTTAATTTATCAATCCTGGCTTGTTTTTGTTCCTGATATATTCTTTTATTCCAAATATCTTGATATCCATTATCAGATTTGTATGTTACAAGACATCTGCAATTTTCGTGTCTTTTATATATATCGTCTGGAGCATTATATGGAGTATATATTCCGGCAAGCTTTGCACACCAGTCACAGCAATGGCCTAATTGTCTTCTAATGATTACTTCATTCATTCCCAGACCAGATCTGAATTTTACATTTGCTTCAACATAGTAATCATAGAAACTCTGGCATGAGTTACAGCACGCATTTGATATGAATCTTTCTAAATTAATCGCCATTGTCCTGTTCCTTTAATACTGAATAAATTTTGTAGATAAGGTCATGTATCTTCTGTTCCGGAAAATCAGGTTTTATAGGGTTGATACCTATCTTATCTTTTTCATCTTCCTGTTTCTGTACGATTGAAGCTGCCTCATTTACTTTTTCATAAACTTCTTTAAACATAGGCATTGCCAAATCATTTAGTTCATCCCAGGACATATCCTTGTTGATTTTTCTATTTATAATACGTCCTATGCATTCACCGAGATTCGCTCCGTACAGAGAAACATCCGATTGTACTGCTTTGCCTTCTTTAACCTTCTTCAGAAACGACTTTATTTCAGGATCCTTGCCGATTTCTTTTTCCAGTACATCAATCATAGTCAATTCCTGTCAGATCTCTTAGATTGTCTTTATCGAAATAATCCGGTACTGCCTGATTAATCTTGATAGCACCATCACCGATCGAAGACAGCATTGCTGAATCCGGTTCAAAGATCGGCTCCCATCTTGGTTTTGTCAGGTAAAGCTGATTTCTGTTGAATAGGTAATTGTCTCTGACACAAGCCGCAAGATAACCAGCGTTTAAAAAGGACGTCCCAAATGTTCTCTGTGCTTTCCTGGCTGTCAGTCTAAGGTTTTCGTGCGATGCCTTTATTGCATCTGCGCTCGAAGGATTCTCTGTCGCAAATCCCAAGTCATCCAGTGTTAATCCAGTCTCACCAGCAAACAGTGATGCAAACATTCTTAGCTGATCGGAGTGCGGCTGCATAGACTGCTGTGTAAACTGGCCAATTGTCGGTTTATCACCTTCTTCATCTTTTGTAATGGCAATCAGTGTAGAAATAGTTGCCTTCCATTTATCCTGGATATCGTTGTCATCGCTGAGCCCGACAATATACTTCTGAGGATAAGAATAGAACTCGGCTGATATTTCAGATCTTTTGATCGTTCTTAATGCAGATCCGGTTAGAGACATGCAGGATCTGGAGATCCTGGAGTGACCAAATGGTCTGATAGCATCCGGTCTATAAATAACTGGTACCAGCATTGCAAAAGATGTCGGGTATTCTTCAGAAAATTCTTCTTTTCCATTTTTGTAGAAGATTGTTTTACCAGGCATAAAATAAGCATCCTGAATCACCTTCCCTTTATTGTCTCTGGTTAACACCGCATAACCTTCTGTGAGCATGTTAGTGAACGGATCTATAACACCGGTTGCATTATATCCATCGATTACTTGAAGTCTAGGATAACCGTCTTCTCCTTTGCTGATGTAAATAAACGAACAGGCACTGATCAGAGCACCGAGAATTGCAGAATCAAACAGAACATCCGGATTATTCATCTGGTAAATATTATTAATTGCAAAGTTATCATCTTTGAAGTCCCTGAACTGCAGTCTGTCAGCTAAAGAATCAACAGCTTTCGCACACCATCCAAGACATGAATTCCATGCTTTAAGGTCCTGAGGAGTCGAGATTCCGAAGTCAAAAGCGATATTCTTCATCTCGTAGTACTGATATCTTAATTTGATCCTGGTTTGTTTAAGATTAAGCTTCTTTTTTAAGAAATCTATTCCATTTAACTCTGGCATTTTGCTATTTTCTCCTTTCACAAGGTCTTTGCGTGTGTTTTTTTTCGTAGTACGGCGGGCTGAAGCTCGGAAGCCCTCCCTCCCGGGTCCTATGCCCCCCTATTCATGCCTTTTAACAGACAAAAAAAACAATAAAAAAGTGCATGACATATATATGCACTCTATTAACTTCTGTATTCCTCCCAGTTAAGGGTGTGGGGTAAAATTCTGTTCCCGATCTGTGCCGGATCCAATTCCGGTTCAACAGGTCTTAACAGTTTATCTGACTTCTCTCTGTTGCAATACCAATGAGCAAGCTGGAGGTTATCGATATCGCTCGGATGACCTCCTCGGGCAACAGGAATGATATGGTCTATGCAGGGGCTTAAAGGATCGGGGTATTTTTTGGAGAAGTCCACGGGTTTCCCACAGATCCCACAGACAGTTTGTGTTGCATAGATCCTCTTCTTGTTCTTATCAAATATGGCACGGTGTTTCCCGTCCTGATCCGGTCTGTTCTTATTCTTACTCATACTTTATCGATCAGATGAACCTTTTGCTTTTCTTCAAATAAAAGCAGTTCATCATATCTTCCTTCATCTATCAGCCATTCGCTTCCGGGTTCCGGAACGATCAGTGTGTCCTTATCCACAATGTTGTTTCTCTTCCAGGCATCTGTTGCTCTGACTTTTATGTTGGATGAATCAACGGAATAGTACGAAGAAACATTGGAGAGTATCTCACTCCACCTGTCTGATGGTGGTGTATAAGAAAACTTCTTGTGTTTCTTCTCAAAGATCTGTTGAACTACATCCTTGACGTTTCTCATATCATAGGCACATTCGATATACATGTCTGAGGATAGATGCAGTTCTTTTAATACGGTCAGCGGCGTCGTTACTACCGGGACGCCATAACTGAGGGCTTCATTGATTGAATAGCAATATGTTTCCATATCGTTGCTTAATTGAACCAGATAATCGGAATCGGCAATGAAAGGTCTGATATCTATTCTCTTCTGCATCAGACATACGTTTGGAGAATTGATTCTCAACTGTGTCTGATTTGTAAAGATCGTCCACAGATATTGACGATTGTTTCTTTCAGCATATTCATCCAGGGCTTTAATCAGATCTAATGTCCTATTGCCACCTTTGACTTTATCATCGAGTCTTGTTGCGCTTATCAGTCTTATAACCTTCTTGGGTTCTTCAATTGTCAGCGGATTATAACAGATCTCCGCATTGATCTTCTTGCCTAAGCTTTCTCCTACAGCATTCAGTTTATCTCTTGCATATTTTGAAACAGCAATATAATGCGTAAGTTTCGGATGAACTATCGGAGGAAGGTATCCTAATTCCTGATAGATTGCATGAGATATGAAGTAATATCTTTCTGCCTCCACGTCATCAATCATATCGATTTCGAAATTGAAAAAGGCATACCTGCATTTTACTTTCTCGCCCTTGATCCATCTCTTGCATCTGACAAGCTGTTTTAGTCTTCGCAGCTGTTTAGGATCACAGGAACTGTAGAAAACAGTTATATCGATGTCGTGATATTTCTTGGCGATCTCGTAAAGAAACTGTTCCGTTCCGCCTATCGCATTGACATTTCTGAAGTAAAATATGTTTTCCATTTATTGCGAGTTGTGTTCTCTGTTCCAGATAATACTGCCTTCTCTTGGGAAGTTATAATGGTATGCCACAATACCGGTATACTTCTCTGTATGCGGTTTGGCCATGATCGCTTCATTGAAGTAATAATCATCCATGACGCTGGCATCGATGCACCTTGTATCACCGATCAGACTTCTTTTAACAAACTTGGACCAGAAGGCACAGTAATGATGCTTGTTCTCTTCACATAGTTTGAATACGAAGCCATCATTGATTTGCTGATTTATGAACACCATGTCCGTTCCGTCAAGCTCCTTCATGGCTTTCCGGAACTCATCGGTAATGAGATAGTCATCATTGTCCATACCGATTACATAATCACCTTCGCATTTATCAAGCATGCAGCTTCTGGTATATCCCGTTCCTCTGTTTGCTTCGTTACGGAATAATCTGATCTTACCTTGCTTTGCATAGTCTTCTAGGAAACTCATATCATCGGTTGAACAGTCGTCTGTTACAATCACTTCAAGATCTTCATCATAGGGGATACTGTCAAGTGCTCTCTTGGTTAGATCTGGAAGATTATAAACAGGCATTATGATAGACAATTTCATTTTTTTGCTCCTAATT